AAAAAAGCGTTTGAAAAAAATATAGAAAAGGACGCAGAAGACTATATGGACATAATGAATCTACGAAGTGGTAATGAAACTACAAAAAAATTAAAAGAATCATTGTTAAAATTATCAGAATCACAAAAAGAACAATTTGTTAGAAAATATATACGAAAACAAATATCTTCATTGTTACGAGAAAATTATTTAATGGAACAAGATGCTGAACCACCAGCAGCAGAAGAACCACCAGCAGACGCACCAACAGACGCACCGGCTGATCCAGCAGCAGATGCAGGTGCAGACCCAGCAGCAGACCCAGCAGCAGATGCAGGTGCAGATCCAGCAGCAGATCCAGGCGCTGGCGCAGATATCGGTGGTGGTGCTCCTATAGGAGGTGGCGGCGGCGGCGGAGGTGGTTCTACACCAAGCCCAAGTCCAGATGCCCCTGCAGCAACGGGAGATTCAGCTGATGCTGGTTCACAACCAGATCCAGAAAAAGAAGCAATGGGTAATAAAATAAAGACATCGATTGACGCACTAGTAAAAGACGTTAAAGAAAAATTAGCAACCGCAACACCGCTTGAAGTAGCACCTGAAGTTGTGCAACCAATTAAAGACTTAATGGATGATATGACTACAGCAAAAGCTATAACATTTAAAAAAGCTATAGCAACGGCAATGCGTAATGCAGATATTAAATTGCCATCACCATCACCATCAGACGATTACACTGAAAACGAAGCATAATATGGGAAAAACAAACAAGTTACAAAATATCAAAGCCCTCGAGCAAATGCTTGACGGCACACACAAATTTCAAACCAAAAAAACAATAGGATTTAGTGATGCTGATGCAACACAAAAACGAAATGAACATCATGAAATTGGTGATAAGTGGGAAACTGTCGACGCAAACGGAAACATAACCATTGTAGAACAACACGATGGATTTCGAACACGTAAACCAAAAAATTCGGAAGTATTAAGTGAAGTACGAGAAGAATTAAGATTGTTTCCAAATTGTCGTTCTACATGCACAGACGTCGATCCTAATTATTATTTAAATAAAAAAATGCGAGCACTTCATGGTATGTGTTTTAATTGTGTTGTCGACATGGAGCATGAACTTAAAAAACAAGGAAAGTTTGAAGAATATGCTCGAAAGCGTGTTGAAGCTAACGCATTAGCATGGTTACAAAAAGCAGAGCAAGATGTTGAAATGCTTCGTGAAGCATATACAAAAGCATCTAAACTAGTTATCAACGGTAAAGGAGATACTGAGTCATGGGCAGCACAAATGACTCCAGAAGAATTCGAAGAAAAAGTTACAAAAGGATTTGAGTCTTACAAAAAAGACTTTTTAAATAAATTAAATAAACACGTTACAGGAGAAAAAAATGAAAATTTGGAACAAGATTAAATCATCAGTATTATGGATTGGAATTAGCATAGTCGGTGTGCTAGGAATTATAGCAGCAATTGTAAAACTATTTACACGTAAGTCTGCAGACAAAATTCAAGACAAAATTGACGACAATGAAAAAAAGATTGAAAGAGTCAAAGGCAAAGAAGAACAATTAAAAACGCAGAAACGGCAAGTTAAAAAAGAATTAACTGATTTAAAAGAAACAGTTAAAAAAACTAAAACTACAAAACGTAAACCTGCACCAAAAAAAGTTCCTACAAAAAAGAAAACTACTAGTTCAGCAAAGAAAAATATTGTTTCTAAAACAAAAAGAAAAAAATGAAACAATTAATTTTTATATTGTTATTTCCAATAACTGTATTCGGACAAACAGTATCTGACACTTGTTTTACAGAAGAACAAATACACGATATATCAGAAACATTGGATGAATTATATTATCAAGATTCAGTTAACAATGCATTAATATCTCAACAAGAAGCAGTCATTGAAAAACAAGACGAGTTACTACGTCTTGATAGTTTACAATTACAATACAAACAACAACAAATAGATTTGCTTGAAGAAAACATAGATTTATATGTTAAACAACAAAAAAAGCTTCAGCCTAAATGGTACAATAACAAAATTATTTGGTTTAGTAGCGGCATACTAACTGCGGTGTTAACTGGTAAATTGATAGTAGGAGTAATTAATTAATGGCAAATCCGAGCATAAAAGAAATCATTCAGCAGCAATATCAAATGTGTGCTGCTGATCCTGTATTCTTTATGCGGCAATATTGTTACATACAACATCCAAAACGAGGTAAAATAAAATTTAACTTGTATGACTTTCAAAAAGACTCGTTAACCGAATTACAAAATAATCGTTACAGTGTTATATTAAAGTCTAGACAGTTAGGTATTTCAACTCTCGCAGCTGGATTTGCTTTGTGGAGCATGTTGTTTAATGAAGACTTCAACGTATTAGTTATAGCAACTACACAAGAAGTAGCAAAGAACTTGGTTACTAAAGTTCGTGTAATGCATGACAATTTACCAAGTTGGCTGAAAGGTACTATAGAAGCAGATAACAAATTATCTTTAAAATTTAAAAATGGTTCACAAATAAAAGCTGTGTCAAGTGCAGGTACTGGCGCACGTTCAGAAGCATTATCGTTATTGATAATAGATGAAGCTGCGTTTATCAGAAACATTGAAGAAATATGGATAGCATCACAAGCAACACTATCAACTGGTGGTGGTGCAATAGTTTTATCTACTCCAAATGGTGTGGGTAATTGGTTTCATAAAACTTGGGTCGACGGAGAAACTAATGCACAAACACAATGGCACAATATTAAGCTACATTGGACAGTTCATCCAGAACGAGATAATGATTGGAGACAAGAACAAACACAACTGCTAGGCGAAAGAGGTGCAGCACAAGAGTGTGACTGTGATTTTGTAAGCTCTGGTCATACTGTAGTCGACGGTAAAGTTTTATTAGGATACGAAGAAAAATGTTGTGAGCCTATAGAAAAACGAGGATATGACAATGCTTATTGGGTATGGGAATACCCAGACTATTCAAAAAATTATATAGTAGTAGCTGACGTTGCACGGGGAGATAGTGCGGACTGGTCTGCATTTCATGTAATAGAAGTTGAAACGGTTACACAAGTAGCAGAGTATAAAGGTAAACTTCCTCCTAAAGATTTTGGAAACATGTTAGTAACAGTTGCAACAGAATGGAACAATGCTTTACTTGCAATTGAAAATGCAAATATAGGATGGGCTGCAATTCAACCGGCACTAGACAGAAACTATGAAAATTTATTTTATACATATAAAGATGACGGATATGTAGATGTCGATGTTCAATTACAAAAAGGATATGACATGAAAGATAAATCTAAAATGGTTCCTGGAGTGTCGACAACAAGCAGAACACGTCCATTGATGATATCTGCATTAGAAATGTATATGCGAGAGAATACTCCTGTTATACGCAGTAAACGACTCATACAAGAGCTGTTTGTGTTTATATGGTTGAATGGTAAAGCACAATCGCAAGTAGGTTACAATGACGATTTAACTATGGCATTTTGTATTGGACTTTGGTTGCGAGATACATCTTTAAAATTAAGGCAACAAGGAATCGATTTAAATAAACGGGCTTTGTCAGGATTTCAAAAATCAGATAATGTTATTTATACCGGAAAAAACAAACCAAAAGATTCTGGATGGGATTGGAATAATGGTCAAAATGACGAAGGTTTAACTTGGTTATTATAAATTTTGCTTGGATCTTTAACGTCTTATATTTATAATAAAAGAAATACTATATGGCATCTTTAAGAAAACGTTTGCAGAATTTGTTTAGTACCAATGTCATCGTACGAACTTACGGTAAAAACAAATTAAAAGTTGTTGATACAAATCGTTTACAGTCTGTTGGAAACTTGGCTCAAACCAAATTAGCAGATCGATATACCAGGCTTCATGGCTCTAATAAACACAAAGTAGGTGGCATTCATGGAGGCTATGACTCAAACTATTATATGCATCAAAATCGTATACAATTGTATACTGATTATGAAATGATGGATCGAGACCCTATTATACATTCTGCATTAGATATATATTCAGATGAGTCGACACTAGAAGATCAGTTCGGTGATATACTAACTATTAAAACCAATAACACCAAGATTCAAAAAATACTATATAATTTATATTATGACATCTTAAATATTGATTTTAATATGTGGGCTTGGATTAGAAACATAACTAAGTATGGTGATTTTTTCTTGAAACTAGACATTGCAGATGAAATTGGAATTATTAATGCTCGACCATTTTCTAGTTATGAAATAGAGCGTTACGAAGAATATGATGAAGAGACTGGCGAATATAAAATTGAGTTTAAACATATTTCTGGATATGATGAGTCATATGAAGTATATGAAATAGCACACTTTCGACTGCTATCCGACTCAAACTTTTTACCATATGGTCGTTCTATGCTTGAAGGAGCAAGACAAGAATTTCAAAAGTTAACAATGCTTGAAGACGCAATGCTTATTCACAGAATAATGCGAGCACCAGAAAAGCGTATATTCAAGGTAGACATTGGAAACATACCTCCCAATGAAGTCGACACGTTCATGCAGCAAATTATCAACAAGATGAAAAAAATTCCTCATGTAGATCAGAAAACAGGTAATTATAATCTCAAGTTTAATATTAATAACATGCTTGAAGATTACTTTTTGCCGGTGCGTGGAGGTCAATCATCAACAACCATAGACACCCTACCAGGTATGACTTGGACCGGTACTGAAGATATTGAGTATGTTAAAAATAAAATGATGGCTGCATTAAAGATACCAAAGCCATTTTTAGGATATGATGAAGGCGTTGAAGGTAAAACTACGTTGGCTTCAATGGATATTAGATTTGCTCGAACCATAGAAAGAATACAAAAAATAGTAATTTCAGAACTGTATAAAATAGGAGTTGTGCATCTAGCAACACAAGGGTACGAAGGCGAAGATTTAATAGGATTTGACTTATCATTGACTGCTCCGTCAATCATTTACGATCAACAAAAAGTTGCGTTGATGAACGAAAAAATAACTTTGGCTAACACAATGAAAGACAGCAAGTTAGTGTCAGATAAATACATATACGAGTTTATATTTAATATGTCCGAAGAACAATGGTTGCAAGAAAGAACCAATGTTATTGAAGATTTAAAATTAAGATTCCGACAAAATCAAATTGAACAGGAAGGTAATGATCCTACCATAACTGGCGTGTCATATGGTACACCACACGACTTGGCTTCATTACATATGAGTTCGGATGAGGTTGAAGAAAAAGATCCAGGAGGTCGACCTAAAGAAGGAATCAAATCAGGACAGCATGCAAACGAATTTGGGTGGGATCCAACAGGTAAGAAAACGTTGAAACAAGCGTTTGACCCCGAAAATCAAAAAACTGCTTTTCAGCCAGATCTCACTAAACGTAACCGGCCAATGACTGCAGAAGCCCAAAGCGTTTTAAATTATTATAGAAAACAAAAAGGACAAAAAATCATCACAGAAACCATGAATTCTTCTTCCGAAGATACAGATTCAGGATCCATGTTAGATGAAAACAATCTTTTATCGTCTTAACTATATTTATTAATAAAGAAAACTACTGGCTGCAGTATGAAAAAACTAAAACATTCAAAATACAAGAATACCGGAATAC